CAGGTCGGCGTACAGGTTGTGCAAGTTCCACACGTAGTCGTGGTTCTTGATTCGGTGGTTCGCATACTTCTCCGGGTCGTCCGCTGGTGCGAACCGAGCGAGGTCCTCCGGACGGTAAACCAAGTACCTGGGAATGGCATTGGTGACCGTGCGGCCGGCGATTCCTACCAGGGTCCCATAGACGTCCCTGATTGGGTAGGTGATGCGCATCAATTCTGAATCGAACCCCACATCCAGCTTGTGAAGGAGCTGCATGTCGAAGCCCGCAGCGAGCAGTTCTTCGGGGCAGTAGTCGAGGGCACCTAGGATGGACTCGTTGAGGACACGGGTCGCTCTGTGGTCAGCTGCTTTTGCAGACTTTTTGTACGGCTGCTCTTCCTCGGCCAGCTTAGCGAGCAGTTCGATTTTGTCTGCTCGGGCGCCTAGCTTCTTGAGAAGCTGTACGAAGGTCCCTCTTTCACCACATCCGTGGCAGAAGAACAGCCCGTTGTCGGTGTTCACGTAGAAGGATGGGTTCTTCTCTTGGCCTCCCTTGTGAAAAGGGCAGGGGCCACCTACGTTGTTGTTGCCGGACGGCTTTACGAACCGGAGGAGCTTGGGCAGCTCTGCTAGGATTACGTCTCGTAGCATGCTTACCTCTGGCTGCGTACTGCTGCCTGTTCGATCATCTTAGCGACGTTAGCCAGGCCTCCCTCTTTCGTAGGAGTCTTGGTGTTGGGGCCGCGGCGACTTGCATCTCTGGGGTCATCTTCAGCAGGTTTCTTGAACATCTTGTAGATGTCTGCAGTCTCCTGGAAGATCACGGGACCCCATTGCTCTTTCCCGTTGTCGAGGATGGGAACCCCGTACTTGTCGGTTACCGGCTTGTGTAGGATTCCAAAGTTCTCGCACGGGTCTCCGTGTATTGCGAACCCGGCCATGTTCGTCTCACGTGAAGCCGTGATGGCGATGGCCAGCTCGTTGTGGGTAGAGTCTACCCTCTTCTTGATGATCTCGCAGCCGAGATCACAGTCTTGGGCGTAGGCATCCGCGAACGCCATATTGGACGCTGACTCACCCTTGGCCTGCTCGCTTCCACGGTTGGCCTGAAGGGTTGCGATCAGCGGCAGGTTGAAGTCTTGTGCGACTTCTTTTAGGTCCTGAGAGATCGCTGCTTGGTCATGCCACTTGACGGAGCGTGTACCATTGCGGTCGTTTCTCATCAGGTAGACGGCATCTACGAATACCAGGTCTGGCTGGTAATCCTCGATCTTGCGGCGGAGACCAGTAACGCCTCCACCTCGTGTGTCTTGCCTGTCACTGGTTATGATCAGCGACTTCTGCTTGTCCCCGATGGACATCATCTCCTCGTCACCCTTTAGAGTCTGGAGAGTGCTGTAGAAGGCGTCTTCCATCGTGCCCCCAAACGGGTGCGGGATTTGGTCGAGGTACCCCTTCTTGAACGCGTCGTACGGGGCCTCGATGAGCATGCACAGCGCGCGGTCCATCATTTGCTGGGGGCTCATCTCTCTGGTGTAGACGAGCACGCGGCGATGGGCGGAGTAGTACGCGTGGGTGGAGATCTTCAAGGCGACGAACGTCTTGAGGCTCTTTGGTCTGCCGTAGAAGATGATGTACTCCCCAGGTTGCATGCCCTGGGTTTCGTCGTTGAGTACCTTCCACGGGTAGGGGATTCCTTTGAGGACGTCTCGGTTCTTCGCTTCTTCATAGCGTAGGGCAGCGTCGTGCAGAAACTCTGCGACTACGATGTCAACGCTATTGCGCTTGTCCTTGAGAAGTTCATTGATCGTCTGCTGCGCTTTCGGCAGCATGGTCACGGGTGAGGCAGACTCCTCGACCATGTAGTCGAGCAGTTGCTGCACGCGGGACTTTATGCTCATCGACAGGAACTCTTCGATGACCGAGGAGAGCTTGAGTCTGTCTACTGGTGGCAGCTCCACCGTGGGATAGTGCTCCGCGAGCAACTCCCTGGTCGGGATATCCCCCATCGTTCTCCTGCTCTTGTAGTAGAGCACGATGAACTCGAACATCAGGCGCGCGTCGTGATCTTTGAACTTATCCGCTGTGATACCGGCATCGAGTACCGGCTTAATCTGTCCTACGTCTGCAATCTTTGCGATCAACCGGAGGTCTGCGGATGCGGCCATTGGTACTCCTTTGGGAAGGGGAACTATGGTGGCCCCACACCCAGTGCCAGGTCAAGCACTAGATATGGGGCCACGGCCAGCGTATACCCACTATCCGTTGTACTTTCTATGCCGCAGCCTTCAGCTTCGGTGCGTTGGCGATGAGCTGCCCACCGAGAGCTTCCAGATCGTACCGTTCGTCCATGTCTTCGTGGTTCTGCGCAGCACGGGTGATGGCCTGCACCACTCCGTACATCGTATCCAGTGGCTCCACCTCGAAGGCCTTCTTCGCTTCTTCGATGAACGCCATGGTGGCCTTCGCCCGAACCAGCTGCTTCTCCAGCTCTAGGAGCGGGTCCTTCAGCGGCATCTCAGCCAGCAACTTCAGGTTCCTCTCCGTGAGCCTCCAGCGTTCTGGTGCTTTGGTGAACACCTCGTTCAGCTCTTTGTCCAGGTCCTCGTCCGCAACGGTGCGGTGAATTCGGTAGAACAACTTCGAGCTGCCGACGGCGACGATGGCCCCGTTCAAGCAGACCAGGCGGAACAGCATCTCGTTGATCTGAACTGCTGTGTACCCGACCTCGCTGTTGCGCAGCTGCAGGCCCTGGTACACCCAGTCTGCATCCGGGAGCTTTCCTTCCCTCTCGGCAAGGTCATAGATCTGCCTGACCTTGGGGTTCGCGTTGTTGCGGTCGATAGGGCCGATGTTGATGGGCTCACCGACCATGCTGTAGTACGTGCAGTGGTCATTGCCCCAGTGCCCGTTCCGGCTCAGGTGCTTCTTCATGAACTTGACCGCATCCATCTGGCCGCGGTAGGCTTTCGCCATACGGTCGAAGATACGGATGTCGTCGATGGAGGAGTAGCGGGGACCGAGGACCGCTCGAATGTACCCGTTGAATCCTTGGCCACTGAGCTTCTTGTCCATGTCGGAACCGTTGAACCTGACCAGCCTGAGCTTCTTGCTCTCCCCGCTCTTGCGGAAGCGGCGTTCGATCTCCTGCTGGATGTCCTTCGGGTCGACCTTCTTGGAGTCGAACCACTTGTCCCATTGCACACCCAGGAATATTCCGAGCTGCTTCTGTGCCCAGTTGGTCATCCTGAAGATCCCACGGCCGGGGATTTCTAGGGCTGGTTCTCTGGTGTCGGGTACCTTGATTTTGGATACCCCGATCACTTCATCTGGCAGATTCAGGTCTGCCTTTCTGGTGACGTCCTCCCGTACCTGGCTAAAACTCAGGAGGGTCGTCTGATCTTGTAACAGTAGTCCCGGTCGTGCCATCTTCTTTCTCCTCTGTGACTTTTTCTGTTGTGGTCGTATCAAAGTGTCTTGACTCAAGGTCTGCTTCTGCTGCTGTGAGGAACTGCTGGAATAGCTCCCAGGTCTTCTGCGAGAGGTTGGCTCCTGTCGCCGTGACCTTTCCATGGGTGTGTACCAGCTTCTTTGTTTTCGGTGCCAGCTCGGTGAGCGCGTAGGTGATCAGTACCACTGGAGTGCCCACCAAGTTTTCGTACTTCAGCTCGGTGAGCTGCAGCCCGTTGATCCTGCACTCGTGTAGGCTATGCATGCTACGGCTCTTCGTCGAAGTAGCTGTTCATCTCTTGAATGCCGTCTCTAGCGATCTCTTCTGCCAAGGCACCAGCGAGGCGCCCTGCCAGTCCTACGGTGTCTTCGTCTTGGTTGCACGTTAGCGTAACCGACACCGTGGCCTCGACCGTGAGACCGTGGTCTCTGTCTGAGGCCCATTTCTTGAAGCCGCGGGTCTGCCCGACCGTTGCGGCTCCGTTCCCTACCTCCATGTCGAACTGCTGCTCTCCACGGAGTTCTTTCTCTCGTACCACCCTACCGGTGGCCTTCTTTGTGGCGGACACCTTACCGGTGGCCACTGCATGTACTCGTTCAGCCAATGTCATCCTCCACTTCTTCGTGAGTTGCTTCCTGCAGGGTGGGCATGCTCCAGACTTTGGGGCTCCCGGATATCGCTGCGATGCTTGTGGCGCCTTCCTTGTAGGCTGCCGCGGCTATTTTCTGGTCGATCTCTCCTTGACGTATGAGCTGGGTGAGCATCTCTACGTTCAGATCGTATTCTGTGCGCTCTGTGATGATGAGCTCGACTTGCTCTGGGGGCAGGTAGGTACGAAGGTAGCCGATATCGTAGGTATACGATCTGCGCTTTGTAGCACCGATGCCGTTGATGTCCAGCTTGTCCTTGTTGGACTTCTGGAGTTCCTCTTTCACCGCACGCATGGCGGCCTCCAGGCGTTGGTTTCGTTCCTGCACGAGGTGATGGTACTGCTGGAGGATATCCACGATGTCCGGGTCGGACTGGAATTCCTCCAGGGCCATTCTTGCCTCGTGGAACTTGGCCACTTCCCTCTGTGCGAAGGAAGGCTCGTTAGTCTTCGGTGTTTTCTTCACTTTGTCTGGTACCTTTTTCATTGTCTTGCTCCTCTTCGATCCCGAAGACTTTCAGGTTGATGTACGACAAGGCCTCCCTTGCCATCTTGAAGTCCCTTCCTGTCTGGTACCAGACCCCTTCCGGGTTCGAGTAGTCCAGGTTTCTGGCCAGGAAGGCTGGGTGGTACATGGCGAGGACAGGGTATCTGATCTCTTGTGCGACCTTGCCCGGCATGTGCATGGTGTACACGTGCCCCCTCATTTTCGCCATGATGTATGTCCTCCCGAGTAGCGCACCGAGAGCCGTTTGGCCTAGTGCGATGATCAGGAAGGGGTCAATTGTATAGATGGTCTGAAGGAGTCGCTCCCTGCAGGCCAGCTTTTCTTCTTTGGTGGGCGCTCGGTTCGTGATGAATGCCCTGCCTGAGGCATCGTCAATGTTCTCGATGGTTGGACGGCAGCCCACCACGTTGAGGATATACACGTTGTCGCGGGGCATGTTGCTTGCGCGGAGGAACGTATCCAGAATGGTGCCAGCCTCTCCTACGAAGGGCACCCCTGACCTGTCTTCTTCTGCCCCAGGGGCCTCTCCCAAGATCACTACCTTGGCGTCGGGATTACCCTCTCCGAAGACTACGTTCTTCCTCGTCTTACACAGCCCGCATCTGGTGCAGTTGATCCAGGCATCCCGCAGGATGCTCAACTGTTTTGCTTTGTTCACGACTTCCTGAACCCTACAGGCACCGAGCCATCGAGCGCGATGCCTGCGGCCTGTGCTCTTGCACGAGTTTCGATGTCGATGGCCTTCTTGATCAGGTCAGTGATACGTTCTGCCATCCCCGGCATGTCCGCTGGGAAGATGACGGAGGCGGGCTTCACGTAGATGTCGATGGGACCCATATGCCCAGCGATGGGGATGAGTTGGGACATCAGGCTCATGCCGTTGGGCGTGGGCTGGAGTAGGGTCATGAAGAGCCTTGCCTCCGTCAGGTGGATTGGGGTGTCGTAGAAGAGCAGGTCGCTGACGTAGGCTCTTAGCCCTTCGGCTACCTTCACGTCTCGCTGGAGTTGTAGGGACTCGTGGTAATCGTACTGCACGTACCCTGCGTAGAAGTTCATCGGGTCTCCTGCATTCAGCAGGACCAGCTCATCGGACTGTTTCAAACTGTCACGCATCTTTGATCTCCTCGTATGCTTTGATTGTCTCGTACTTGAAGGGCCCACCTTCGTCCTCGGGCCATTCCTCTAGCAGCTGCTTCATCTTGTTGCACTGCTTGTGCAGCTTCGGGATGTACATGTGGTCGAACGCTACGACTACGGGCTGCTTCTTTCCTCGACGCGGCCGAAGGATTCGACCCATGCCTTGTTGGAAAGTACTTTTACCCCCTTCCAGTACATCTTTGCTGCCGAAGGGAGTCAGGAAGAAGACGGTATCCAGCGTGTCTTCATCCAGACCTTCCTTCACCAGGTTCAAGGTGCCGAAGGTAATCTGCGGTTCTCGTAGAGCGCGGAGGCGCTTCTCGATACTGGTGATGTCCCCGATGATCAAACCTGACCCGTCGAACATCTCGTGGAGTACGACCAGCTGGTCTACGCTGTGGCTGAGGACCAAGATCTTACGACCGGTGATAGCCGCTCTGGCTATCTCGTCTGCGATGTACTCGTTGTTCTCTTCCAGGGTCCCCAAGTAGGTGCGCAGCTTAGGGAGGCTGATCTTGCCGTTCTTGTCCGTGATGGCTGCGTTGACCGAAGCACTCAGGAGATCTATCTTCACCGGGGATAGCATGAAGTAGATTTTTGGAACGAGATCTTGGATGAGGTACTTGTAGAAGATCGGACCAATGTGATACTGGTACACTAGCTCCAGGCCATCCTCCCGCTTGGGTGTGGCAGTCAGCCCGTACCTGTTGCCGTAGAACATTGGGCAGGTGCGGGAGAAGACTTCGGCGCTGAGATGATGGCAGTTGTGCACGACTGCATTATTGGCGAGGTACGTTTCTGTGCCAGCTACGCTAATGT